GGTGATTTGTTATTTCTTCCGTTGAACAAGGGTCTGTTTGAAATTAAGTTTGTAGAACACGAGAATCCCTTTTATCAATTAGGCAAACTAGTCTCCTACCAAATGACTTGCGAACTTTTCCAATACAGCGAGGAAAAGATGGCTACGGGTATACCCGAAATAGATGCGGTAGAAGAGGTTGCCTTCAAACTTCAACTCTCACTAGGAGGATCAGGTGCAACAGGAACTTTTACAGCAGGCGACTTCGTATATCAGCCTTCGGGTGGGGCGACTGCGGGAGAGTTTTCGACGGCGACTACAAAAGCAACCGTGTATGCTTGGAACCCGCAGCAACCGACAAGCATTGTTCTTGTGGATACGGTTGGCGGCTGGAGTCTCACCGGAGGCTATGTAACAAAGTCAGACAAATCCGCATACTATCCAATATCTGCATCTGGAAGTAGCGAAACATTCGGAACTCTCATAGATCATTCAAACGAGATCATTCAAACCGAAGCAGATGTCTTTATGAATTTTGACGAGCAACATCCCTTTGGAGAACCGTAACCATGTTTGATTACTTCTATCATGGAACGGTCAGAAAAACAGTAGTGGCTTTTGCCAATCTATTCAACGATATTCACATTGCTCGTTACGATACTGCTGGTGGAAACAGCGATGGTAACGGTACGGAAGTAGAAAGAATCAAAGTACCAATTGCGTATGGACCTCGGCAGAAGTTTCTTCGCCGCTTGGAGCGTATTGGTACTGACTTTGATCAAGCCAAAGTAAAGTTGGAAAACTACCTTCCTCGTTTGTCATTTGAGATGCAGAATATCACTTATGATGCTTCTCGTAAGTTGTCTACTATGAACTCCACCGTTTCATATTTGAGCGCAACTCAAGCCAAGCGCAGATACGAGAGAGTTCCATATAATCTTGATTTATCGTTGAGTATCTTGGCAAAAAATACAGATGATGCTCTTCAAATCTTTGAGCAGATAATGCCGTATTTTCAACCCGAATACTCACTAACTGTGAACATGAACGACACCGATCCTGCGGTAAGTGTTCCTGTTGTATTCAAGAATGCCACTTTGAGTGAAGGCGATGACGGTAGTTACGGTGACTATGGGACAAGAAAAGTCACCATTATGACTCTCACCTTTATAATGAAAATCTACCTATATGGTCCGATCAAGGATGTCAATGTCATTCGCAAGGTGGAAGCAAATCTTGTATCTCCTGGTGTTACTTCGGGATATGGAGCATCAGGAAGCAATATCAATATAACGGTACAATCCGTGACAGGTGCAACAGGATTTGTTCCTGGCAAAACGGGTCAAGCAACCGTAACAATAAAACCTTTCTAAAGGAATAATTATGAGTGATGTTGATGATAATATATCTAATGCTTTAAATTTGCCAAAATCAGAACCCGAACCAAAACAAGAAGTTGTTCGCAGGGAAGTCAAGTCAATAAAGACTGACAGGACAGAAGCAGATCGGGACTACACGGAAGTTCGTGACAATCTCAAGCGCATCATTGAAAAGTCCGAAGAAGCATTAGAAACTCTTCTTGAGGTAGCGACCGAAAGTCAAAATCCTCGCGCATATGAAGTGGTGGCACAATTGATTGCTTCTTCTTTGGAAGCAAACAATAAGTTGATCCATTTGCATAAGCAAATCAAGGACATTAAGAAGCAGGAACCTGGCAAGACTACTACAGTCACCAATAACAGTATTTTTGTGGGCAACACAGCAGACTTGCAGAAGATGCTGCGTAGTGCCAATAGCAAAATGATTGAAGACATGAATAAGGAAGATACGGATGCCAAGTAAGCAAGGCGATAGTTACCTTGGCAATCCCCTTCTCAAGGGACCGAATGTCCAAGTAGATTACACCAAGGAAGAGTTGGCAGAATATGTCAAATGTTCCAAGGATCCCATTTACTTCCTTGAAAATTACATGAAGATCGTGACCCTTGATCAAGGACCAATGGTCTTCAAGATGTATGGATTTCAGAAGAAGATTGTTCGGGCAATCCATGTAAATCGCTTCGTAATTTCAAAGATCCCTCGTCAGAGTGGTAAGTCCACCGTCATGTTGGGCTACATCCTCTACAGCATTCTGTTCACGCCCAATTATAAGGTAGCGATCCTTGCAAACAAACTGAAGACTGCAAGCGAACTGTTGAGTCGTCTGAAGTTTGCATATGAGAATTTACCCAAGTGGTTGCAGCAGGGTGTTATTGAATGGAACAAATTGAGTTTCAGTCTCGAAAATGGCTCCAAGGTAGTGGCATCCGCAACAAGCGCATCTGCCGTCCGTGGTGACAGTTTCAACTTCCTGCTATTGGACGAGTTCGCCCATGTCCCCGAAAATGTAGCACAGGAATTCTTCTCATCTGTTTATCCTACCATTTCGTCAGGCAAGACCTCCAAGGTAGTCATCGTATCTACACCTCGCGGCATGAATATGTTCTACAAGTTGTGGAAGGATGCCGAGAACAAGCGAAATCAATACATTGCTATTGAAGCCAAGTGGAGTGATGTTCCTGGTCGTGACGCAAAATGGAGGGAGATTACAAAAGCAAGTCTTGCAAATGAACGCCTTTGGTATCAAGAGTTCGAATGCGAGTTCCTTGGTTCTGAAGATACGCTCATCAAACCCACCAAGATTTCATCTCTCGCATATGAGCCTCCGATATATCAAAACGATGAAGGCTTGATGGTATATGAGGCTCCAATCAAGAACCACATCTATGCCATGTGTGTAGATACAGCCCGTGGACAGGGACAAGACTATCATGCCGCAACAATAGTAGATGCTACACAAATGCCCTACAAGGTAGTAGCCAAGTTCAGAAACAATACCATGCCTGTTATGATTTTCCCCAATTTACTTGAAGTGATTGGCAATCGGTATAACGAAGCCTATGCTCTTATTGAGTTAAATGATACGGGTCAACAAGTTTCAGACATTCTACGAGAAGAACTTGAGTACGAAAATATCATTAGTATTACGGTTAAAGGCAAAAAAGGTCAGAAGGCAGGAGAAGGATTCGGCACAGGAAGAAGCCAATACGGTGTCAAGATGTCCAATCAAATCAAGAAGACAGGATGCCTTGTTCTCAAGGAGATGATTGAGAACGACAAGATTTTCCTGAATGACTTTGATACCATCGCAGAACTTTCAACCTATGTTGCCAAAGGTTCGGCATATGAGGCAAGTCCAGGCTATAACGATGATCTAATTGCTACTCTTGTTATGTTTGGATGGCTAACAACACAGCCATATTTTAAAGATTTGGTAAACACGGATATTCGACAAAAATTGTTTGAAGACAAACTCAAGAAACTAGAGGAAGACCTCGTTCCCTTTGGATTTTTGGAATTGGGTGTGGACGATCAGAGAAGTCAAGATGAGATCGATTTGGGACGAGAAGAAACACCAAAACAAGCCCGAATGAGGCTGAATAACCCTTGGGGAGATGATCCTGCCTATGAGGGAGGTAACTGGTAGAAATGCTAAATACCATCGTTCGCACTTTTGAATAATCACAGGAGACCGCCCATATGGGATTCCAAATCAGTCCTGGTGTAACGATCACAGAGAGAGATCTAACCACAATCATCCCCGCTGTAGCCACAACCAATGCTGGCTTTGCGGGCTACTTCCAATGGGGTCCAGCCGATCAGCGCGTAATCGTCACCGATGTCGCCAATCTGGCTGCTCTATTTGGCACTCCAAATGACTCCAACGCCACATATTGGTTTAGTGCAGCCAACTTCCTTGGTTACGGCAACAATCTTCAGGTTGTTCGTGTAACAACCGGTACTGCGGGATCTTCTACCGCATTAAATTCAGGACAAACCGGTGGTCAGGCATATGTTCCAAACAGCGATACAGACACTACAACTGTAAGTACAGCAAGTGGTTTGTTCTATGCCAAATATCCAGGCAGTCTTGGTAATAGCCTAGCCATTGAGATTTGTGGCGCAGATGCAGGAGCAACAGCATTTGCCACATGGTCATACGGATCACAATTCGATTCGGCTCCAAATACTTCATATTACGCATCAAGTGTTCTTGGGCTGACCAATGCTAATGACGAGTTCCACCTTATTGTCCTTGACCGTCTTGGGCGATTTAGCGGAACTCCAGAAACCGTTCTCGAAAGATTCCAAGGACTTTCTATTGATCCTGCCGCAGTCTTGGCTGATGGAACAAGTAATTATTTTAAGACACAGATCAATCAGACTTCTAAGTATATCGGAGTTGCAGGTTCTGTATCAACAACCCAAACATTCAGTAGCGCACCATTTGTTGCAGGTGGCTTGAGTGGTAGCGGTCTGACTGCTCAAATTTCTGGTTTGACTTTTGGTGGCGTTGGGACTTGGAGTTTTGATTCTGCATCAACAACAGGTGCGCGTTACGGAACAGGCTTCCCTGTTGGAGCCACAAGAAATCCAGGACAACCTTCCAGCCTTACTGCTTCGGGTATTTTCCGTTTGCAATTACAAGGCGGAACAGGCGAATTCGGGGATACTGTGCGTTTGTTTGCAACTGGATTGGGATACGATAAATTTGCCGATCCCGATCAATCGGATGTATCCTTGCTTATCGGTGGTCCATGCACCGCAGGAAATGTCGGAAGCCTAGTTGCAATTGCAAACACCCGTAAGGACTGCGTTGCATTTGTATCGCCAGTAAACAACGATGCAACTGCTTCCGAAGCAACCAAGTTGTCAAATGCAATTACCTTCCGCAATGCAGTAGGTAACTCATCCTACACCGTAATCGACACGGGCTACAAGTATCAATACGATTCTTACAATGATGTTTACCGCTATGTCCCACTCAATGGTGACATCGCAGGTCTCTGTGTTCGTACAGACTTGAGCAATGATCCTTGGTATAGTCCCGCAGGCTTCAACCGTGGCATCATCCGCAATGCAATCCGTCTAGCCTATAATCCAGGGCAGACACACCGCGATACTCTATATCAGAACAGCATCAATCCTGTCATCACAATGGCAGGACAGGGAACCTTGCTCTATGGCGACAAGACCGCACAGACCAAGCCCTCTGCCTTTGATCGTATCAATGTGCGCCGTCTGTTCATCGTCCTTGAAAAGGCAATCGCAACCGCTGCGAAGTACAGCCTCTTTGAGTTCAACGATGCATTCACGCGGTCACAGTTCCGTTCAATGGTTGAGCCATTCCTTCGTGATGTTCAGAGCCGCCGTGGTATCACCGACTTCCTAGTGAAGTGCGATGAATCCAACAACACGGCTGAAGTCATTGACGGTAACCGCTTCGTGGCAGACATCTATGTTAAGCCTGCCCGCAGCATCAACTTCATCCAACTCAACTTCATTGCCACAAAGACTGGCGTTTCATTCACCGAAGTAGGCGGCTAATCGCCCCCTAAATAATAAGGAAAAGGAGACCTTAAATGGCATACAGCCAATTCAGCATAGACGCTTTCAGAGCGAACCTTATTAATGGTGGTGCGAGAGACAACCTCTACCTAGTAACTGGTTCTTTCCCAAGTGGTGGAACCCGTGCAATCAATGCAGCAGCAGGAGTCGCAGGAGCGATCTTTGGCACCGCTGCTGCGGGTGCAATCAGCGCAGTAGGTGGTCTAGTCAACAACGGCAACGCAAACAGCCAGATTACCTTCCTCTGCAAGGGCGCACAGATTCCTGCTTCTACCCTTGGTGAAGGTACTGCTAACTTTTTGGGAAGAACCATGAAGTTTGCTGCTGACCGTACATTCGCAGATTGGTCGTTGAAGGTATACAATGATGGCTCTTACAACCTACGCAAGGCATTTGAATCTTGGTCGAACCTCATCAACTCTTATCAGAGCAATGTTGGTCCAAACAACTTCAACTCGTACTTGATGGATTGGGCAGTACAGCCTCTTACCCGTGAAGGTAATCCTATCTGCACATACAAGTTTATTGGTTGCTATCCAAGGGAAATCGGATCAGTAGAACTCGCCTTTGAGAGTAAGAATCAAATTTCTGAATTCAGCGTATCGCTATCTTATCAGTACTACAACTTGGATGGAACCACAACCTGATTTGAGGTCAGGCAATAGAGAGGTGTAAAACATGGAATTGTTCGGCTTCAAGTTAGAGCGTTCACAGAAGCAACAAACAGATTTTAAGGCACTCAAGTCGTTAGTAGTTCCAACTACGGACGATGGTGCTATTCCAGTAGAAGCCGGTGGCTTTTACGGACAGTATGTGGATCTAGACGGTTCAGTACGCAATGATTTTGAACTTGTTGCAAAGTATCGTGAAATGTCAATGGATCCCATCTGTGAAATTGCTGTTGATGATATTGTGAATGAAGCAATTGTTACAGAGCCAGGCAAGATGCCGGTCAAGATGTCCTTCACAAATGACAATACATTGAGTCCAAAGATCAAACACAAGATTGAAGAAGAATTTAAGAATGTTCTTCGTCTTCTGTCTTTTGATACTCGCGGCTATGAAGTATTTCGCCGTTGGTATGTTGATGGAAAGGTCTACTTCCATATCATTGTGGACGAAGAGAAGCCAGAGAAGGGAATCCTTGAACTTCGCTATGTCGATCCGCTGAACATTCAAAAGATCCGCGAGTTCAAGAAAGAAACCCGTCCCGATGGTAACAAGATCATCACGGGATTCCGTGACTTTTATCTGTATAACAAAGACAACCCAAGAGTAGGTTCGGCTCAAGGCATCAAGATTAGTGATGATGCTATTGCCTTCTGCTCATCGGGTCTGTTTGATAGCCGCTATCGCCGTACTGTTGGTTTCATGCACAAGGCTATCAAACCGCTGAACCAACTACGCATGATGGAAGATGCCGTGGTCATCTACCGCATCTCTCGCGCACCTGAACGCCGCATTTTCTATATCGATGTAGGTAACCTCCCAAAGACCAAGGCAGAAGCCTATGTCAAGGATATTATGAATCGGTATCGCAACAAGTTGGTCTACGATGCACAGACTGGCGAAATCCGCGATGACCGTAAGTTCATGTCCATGCTTGAGGACTACTGGCTACCTCGCCGCGAAGGTTCAAAGGGAACTGAAATCAGCACCCTATCGGGCGCACAGAATCTTGGTGAATTGGCGGATATCGTCTACTTCCAAAAGAAGTTGTATCGCGCCCTGAATGTACCTGTAAGCCGTTTGGAACAGGATAAAGGCATCGCCTTGGGTCGCTCGTCAGAGATCAACCGCGATGAATTGAAATTCTCAAAGTTCATCACTCGTCTTCGCTCCAAGTTCAACGAACTGATTTTTGATCTTCTCCGCAAGCAAATTCTTCTCAAGAAGATTATTACGCAGGATGAATGGAATGCAATCAAGGAAGTCATGTTCTTGGACTATCTCAAGGACTCGTACTATGTTGAAACCAAGAATGCTGAACTTCGCAAGCAGCGGAGTGCAGAACTGAATGATCTTGAAAAATACATAGGTAAGTACTATTCTCATTATTGGATTCGTACTCAAGTCCTTGGTATGGCTGAAAGTGAAATCCGAGAAATGGACGAACAGATGACGAAGGAACGCAATTTGGGTATGTACCCATCTACGGGTTCTTAATCAGAATAAGGATCAAATATGGAACGCAACAATCTTTCAAATGCAATAGATTCGGTCAACGACAGAGATGCAATTTCTTTCAAGTCTGTTCTATCACAAGAACTTGCTAGCCGTCTATATGCTGCATTGGATTCACGCCGTCAGGCTGTTGCTACCGAGATCCTAGGAGAAAATGAGCAAACTGTTTCTGAAGCAAACATTCTTGCTCCTACTGCTCCTCCCGTGGTTGGTGTAAAGAAAAAGAATGGCAACACACTTCTTCCACCACCTTCTTCAAAGACAATCAAGACAAAAAGCGAAGCCGCTGCACCTGTTGTTGATGGTAAGACTGCCCAATTAAAGGCAAAGGCAGATCTAGCCAAGGCAAAGTCTTTTGTGGCTGCAAACAAAGCAAAGGCTGATGCAGTAGAGATTAAGAGAAATGTTCTTGGTAAGGCTGAACTTGACACCATGCAAAGGCAGATTGATGCTGTCATGGACAACAGCGTTGATATTGCATCACTCAAGCCCGTTCCAGGTGGATTTGAAATTCGTAAAGATGCAGATGGTGGACTGAATCCAACCATTGAAAAGGAATTCCTTGTCAAGACATTTCAGCACGAAGGAAAGATTGTTGAACTCAAGCAAGTAGGTCTTGGTCTTTCGCGTCCTATTCGTGTCTACATTGATGGTACAAGATGGAACTTCTTTCCAGGCATGGAATCGGCAGTAGAAATGTCCAAGCAGTACATTGAGATGACTGCAAAGAAGACTCCTATACTTCCTGATACAAAGAAGGAATCAGTAGAG